TATAAGGGATGTGAGTTAGAGCATGGTAGAGAACCATTTAATGGTGAACAACACGCACAAATATTTTTCCATTATGTAGACCAGAATGGTCCTTATGCGTGGGCTAAAGATGACGCTAAGATACAGTAAACATTTATATATCAGGAATATTGAGTTAGTATATTGATAGATTTATCTAAGTGTAATGAGGAGTGTCCTCTATGTCATTGGAAGTTTTTCGCAGACGCAAGTATATTTGATGAGATACCCTATATAATACTCAGATGTGTTAAGTGTGGTTCGGTGTGGTCCTCAAAAAAACAATAGAAGAGAATGCATACTTTGCATTTCGAAAGACACAGTCTGAAGTACTTAATACTCCTAGACTAGAGTGCCTACATGTATCAGATTTAATTAAAGAGTGTCAGAGACTACCATTTCTTAACAAGGTTAAACCACAGATAGGTATGTCAATGAACAACGCTAAGAATCTATACATAGGTCAACTAGTTCATGCTATGAGTGATATGAGTAACATAAAGATGCATGAGGTATCACTTTGTTATAATTGGGTAACAGATATAGCGAGACCTGTGATTAAGGAAAACAAATGGGATTATATAGCTGGAGCAATAGATGATGTTATTAAGATAGATGATGAGTATATAATATGTGATAAGAAGACCACTGTTAAGATGGCTAACAAGGTAAAGTATGGTCCTTCAGATGAGAATAAATTACAGCTTAATATGTATAGGGTATTACTATTCAAACAGTTTGGATTCGATGCCAAGTGGGGTTGCAATATATTCATTGATGTAGATATTAATAGTGAGTATGATAAGGTTCATCCTGTTGCTTACAAACTTAGACCCATTGAGGAAACGTTAGATTTTATGATACAACAAGCAGAGAATATGAAATCATATCTAGTAGATAATGTAATGCCTGTTAAGACTAGGAACTATATGTGTGATGGTCTCTGCCCTCACGCTACATTCTGTTGGGGAAAAGAAAATGACTAAAGAAATAACTAACGATAAAGATTTCAGAGAATGGGTAACTGAGTCTAAAGACACAGTAGTTGTAGACTTCTGGGCTCAGTGGTGTGGACCATGTCTAGCAATGGCTCCTACATTCTTAGAGATAGAAAAAGATATATCATCAGCAAAATTCTACAAGATTAATGTAGATGATTACACTTCAATGGCTCAGAAATATATGATATTCAGTATCCCTACATTTATTATATTTAAAGATGGAAAAGAAGTAAGTAAGAGACAGGGTGGAGGTAGCAAGGATGACATGGTGAAGTGGATAAATGACAATATATAATGATGGTATTAGAAATCCCACCCCAGAGGCAGCCAATAACATACTAACAGATATAACACCAGACCTTATAGAAGACATACCTACAAACTTATCAGCAGAAGATACAGTCTTTAGCATACTAGATGTAGTAGAAGATAAGATACTAGGTGAGGGAGTAGACTTTGCTATTGAGACATTCGGAGCTAGAATAATAGAGATGTTCACAGGAGATTTAATGTTAAGTATATTTCAAAGGATAGCAGCGATGTTAATATGAAGTTCTATTTTAACTGTAACAATAAGACACAGGCTAGAGCCTTAAGAGAGTGTGGTGTTAAGAATGTAATGATATCATATCAGTATTGTCATGAGGCATTTGATGATTATGTTGCTATGTTTGATGGTATAGGTGTAATCTCTGGTAAGATAGATAATGTAGATAAATATTATGATTGGGCTAGATTAAATAGAGGACTCACTAATTTCATAGCACAGTATGATGTACCAATGAGTATAGCATTAACTCTGAAATATTATCTTAAGGCATTAAGAGATAAAATTAGTGTATCTCCTATACTTACTAGTAATTACTTACAACATTTATCACAAATAAGCTTAACAGATTTCGATAGAACTATACTATTAGGTAAGATGACAGGTAACATAGAAGAGGATGAACAAGTTAGAAAGCTTCCGTCTGGACATAAGTATCATGGTCTAGCTAAGGGTAGATGGGTTAGAAACAATATTATTAATATTAAAAGTGTTAACAGTTCTACGTGGTTGTCAGGTGTGAGGGGTAGAAAAACAGATGTGTATAATTTCTATTCAATACTATTAGGTAACAAAGGAAAGGGTGACATAGCTATCTTAGAAAGGACATTAGAATTTCATAAAGATGAGTTAGAGCAATGTAAAATTCATAAAGACGAGGTGCTGGCTGGAGAATATTCTGCACTGCTGAAATTACCCATAGCATTATATTATATACCTATGCTGGCTTCTTTAGGGGCTGCTTCTCAGAACTTTGAAACGTCTTGACGTGTTGATTTAATAGATGACAAAAGTAACATGGTTCTCTGTCATTATGCCATTCACATCTTGAGGTAGTTTTCATTTCTCTATCGCATGATTCACAATAACTAACTAGCTTTCCTTTTTCTCTTTTAGTGTTCGGATGTTCACCGTATGCCATACACTAGGCACAAGCGTAATCTATATAAACGTTTCCGAACCTAATATATGTATGCCTGAAGACATATTTAAGATTTCACCTATATCTGGGGAGATAAAGATAGATAAAAGGAAGACAATATCACCTCATAATAGGATAAAGAACTTCAAGTATGCTGACCTCCCTGCCCAGTGTAATGATTGTGTGTATAGGAGTATAGATGAAGGAGGTAATGGAAAGTGTAGTGTGTATGAAAAGGATGCAGCGTGTGCTATTCGTAAGGATATAGGTAAGTTTCTGGAACAGATAAATACTAGAAAGACAGACGATGTTAAAGGTCTATTAGACCTATTAGTTAAGACTAGTATGGAACAATATCTAATAGCATTTGCTCAGGGTAAACTAGATGGTAACGTACCTGATAGAAATACACGCGCAGAGGTAGCCAATATAGTATCAATTCTAAAGCTTCTTAATGAGTTCAATTCAAAACTCACAGTGTCTGAGTCTAAGAGCTTCTCAAAATCAGGTGACCTAGAGAACCTATTCAGGGAGTTGAAGAAAGAATGACAAGGGCTTCTGACCAAGAACTAGATGAGCGTAAACAATTCGTAGACTTAATTAAAGAGTGCTCTAATAAACCATCAGTATTCAGTAAGGTATTCTTAGGACATGACCTTCACAAATATAATGCAGAGTATGTAGACTGTAAGGATAGATTCATAATGTATAGGAGTGGTAGACAGGCTGGAAAGACTATGAGTACAGCAGCTAAGGCAGTACATTTTGCTTTCTTTGCTCCCCTATTGGTAAGAGATAAGGCTCAGAAAGAGTGTGTCATATTGATAGCAGCACCTACCCAGAACCAAGCAACTATCATGTTCGAGAGGATAAAACTATTAATAGATAACTCAGACTTTTTAAAAGGATATGTAGTAAGAAATACACAGACAGAAGTATGGCTTAGAACATTAGATAACAGTATGGTTACCAAAATTATTACAAGAGCAACTGGTGAGACAGGAGCTACCCTTCGTGGTTACTCACCTGATGTTATTATAGCAGACGAATGTGCTTTCATGAAGCAGAGTATAATGATAGCCTTCTTACCTTCTGGATTAGCAAAGCACGTTAGGGTATGGATTACCTCTACACCATATGGAATGAGTGGATACTTCTATGACCAACACCTAGACTCTAGACCTACTAATCCGAAAGGTCTATGGAAAGAGTTTCATGTAAAGAGTACTGACAATCCATTTGTAAAAGATGACCCATTATTTTTAACACTCTTTAATTAAATCTGATACATGTAGGCACTCTAGTCTAGGAGTATTTAGTACTTCAGACTGTGTCTTTCGAAATGCAAAGTATGCATTCTCTTCTATTGTTTTTTTGAGGACCACACCGAACCACACTTGACACATCTGAGGATAATATATTTTATCTCATCAAATATATTATTATTATCTACAAAAAACTTCCAATGACATAGAGGGCATTCCTCATTACACATACCTAAATCTATCAATATACTAACTCAATCTGGCTGATATATAAATGTTTACTGTATCTTAGCGTCATCTTTAGCCCACGCATAAGGACCATTCTGGTCTACATAATGGAAAAATATTTGTGCGTGTTGTTCACCATTAAATGGTTCTCTACCATGCTCTAACTCACATCCCTTATA